CCTCCACCGCCTCCACCAGTAGCCCCTTTAGCAAACTTAGGCATATATCCTCCAGCAAAACCTTTCTTAGAAAACTTGGGCCTCTTAACAGTAGTGTATCTCCCTTGGTTAGCTAATTTTTTAGCGAAACTAGAATAACTATTCTTTCCAGCATTCTCCTTATAATCATACAGGTTTGTTGCTTGGTTTTTAACTCCAAACATGGTGTTAACATCTTTGCGTTTCTCTCCACTAACCCCCTTAATATCAAAATCTCCACCATCTACCTTTCGGGCTGGACTTATTCCTAATCCAACATTAACAGCAGCTTCAAATGCCGCGCCAACAACTCCTCTGAGTGCTCCTTTACCACCACCCTGTCTTTGTAGCATTTTGCTAATTTGAGATGGTTTAGGCTTACCTAGAATAGGATTTAACGATCCAGCATAGTTTGCTGCACTTGTAGTAACCCCTCTTGTTATATTCTTCCTCAGTCTTTCGTCTTGAGGGTTGGCTGCTCCATCAACAGTTTCTGGAACCTTGGGTCCATAAACACCCAATCCCGCCCCGTATTCAAACCCCATGTTCTTGCCCTTGAATTTAAATCTACCTCTAGTCCCCTTATTTATTCTAGAAGTTTTACCTATATTCGGAACAAGCATAGCTGATCCAGTAGGATTAACTTGAATTACATCCTCCATTTTTTGAGTAGGCGCAACCTTCGGGGCTGCTCCGAATCTACTACTGGCAGCAGCTCCACTATATCCAGCATCTATAGCTTGTTGCCTAGTTGTTATATCTGTCCTATTTTTGAGTGGAGATAAAAACCCCCTGTTATATTTGGGTAGATTTCCTCCAGCATACATGGGGATAACAGCAGAATTTCCTCCTGCAAAATTAGGTATCTCTACCTCATTGTCATTCATGACAAATCTACGTCCACCAATAGTTCCCTTACCGAAATGAGCTTGCACATTATCAGGAGCGCCAAGCATTCTAGCGGTAGCCTCTTCCTCCATGAATCCAGAAGCATAACGCTTGCCCCGCCGACCCTTAAAAGTCCCAGAAGTAGCACTAAACCCAGTCACACCTTTTGCGGCAGCAGAGGTCGCAATTTGCCTCACTAACTGGGCTTGTCGCTCCAAAAGTTTATTTTCGCTCCTTATAGCATTTAAAACTAATTGTTCCTTTTGAGCTTGAGTTATTGTCGAGCTTGTAATTGCATTCCTAAGGCTTTCATCCTTTTGCAGCAAACCGACGATCCCTCCTTCAATATTTTTAATCCTCTCTGTCTGGGTTCCAATCGCGAACAAGGATTTTAATCCGTCTCCAGCGAACCTAGCGACTAATTTGAAAATCTTAACAAAAGCTGCTGTAAAGATGACTACAGCGGGGCCACTCAAGAAACTACCTATGGCTTTAAATAATCCTTTAATAAACGTATTACCCTTCTCTGGATCAAGAGCATTATCCAAAAACTCCGTAAACTTATTAGCTAAACCAATTAGGTTTTTTAGAAGAGGCCCAAAAGTAATTGTCCCTATCTTTTCAGAAAGACTAGTTAAACCCTGAACAAGTACATTTATTTGAGATGATATTGATTTACTTAACTCTGCATTTTTTTCAAAAGCTTCATTTGTGGCTTGAGAGGCTGTTCTCGCTGCACTGGCAAATATAGAAGTATCAGAACCCAAGTCTTTTAAAGCAGCACTAACAACGTTAATTTGAAAGACGCCACCTGCGAGTTCTTTGATTTGAGAAGCTACAGTTGGATCGGAGACATTCTGCAAAGCTACAGATAAAGCATTGAGTTTTTGAATTCCTGTTTGAGTCGCATCAATTTCAACCCCCAACTCTTTAAGTTTATCAATTGTACTGCCCCTAGATATTCTAGTAAAAATAGATTTAAATGCGTTACCAATAACTGCTCCTCCCCTAGCGGTCTTTTGTTCTACAGCTGTGACAAGCCCCAAAAGCTGATCAAAACTAACCCCAGCATCCTCCGCTGTAGATCCAGCACGACTAAATGCCTCTGCCAAATCCTGAGCAGATACAGCGAAAGCCGTGTCAACAGCAACCAGTTTATTGACGATTTGATTTGCGTTTAATCCAGCGGATGCGAAACCGTTAATCGCAGCAGTGAGGGCTTTGACAGATTTCTCTGCATCTAATCCAGAGATTCTCGTTAGGACTAAAGACGCTTTTAGTCTTTTAGCGGTCTCTTCTGCGCTTAGACCTTGTCTAGCTAATTCAGCAGCACCATCTGCAACGGTCGCAAATGATTGGCCAGTTTCTTTTGCAACCTTAAATATTGAATTCCTAAATTTATTAAATGTCGCGTCAGTAGCTTGAAAAATAGAGTTTATTTCAATTAATCGTTTTTCTACTTCAATAGTTGAAGAAACTAATTTTTTAAAAGATTGAGTTACTCCGTTTAGAACGGCGGTAGTAGCTCCAAATGCAAAGACACGAGCAGTGGAAGCATCCAGAGATTTCTGGAACTCCGAAGCTTGTCCCGTGATTCTCCCTAAAGCTTGTTGAACCTGCTTCGTAGAAGCATTCAGGCTCTGCGGGTTTAGAGAGACATTTAGGGATGCATTTAGACTGGTAGCCATATAGTGTAATTTACACCTATCAGCTTAAAAAGTCCTCTGCTTTAAGTTCTCCCCCTCTTACTTGAGATTTACGTCTTAGATCATCTAGACCATGAGAAACCTTTGTATCCTTCTCTTCTTTCTCCTCGTAATTCATCATTCTTACTGGGTCTCCATAAATTTCTTCGGGTATTCTTGTATTTTTAATCTTATTTAATAACCCATTAGAGACTACAATTAGATACTTTTGGAAATTTGTTATATCCTCAAATGTCTTGCCCAAGAGAGTTAAAGGATTTCCATCTTGAGCAGAGAATAAATCAAAAAACCCACCAAAATAAGATGCTTTTAATATTGATTCTCGATTATTGAGTTCCCCATACCTAGAGAACATCGCTGTAGTAAAAACAAGCTCTTGATCTTGGGTTGGAGATTCTGTAAAATCTAAATCCATAAAAATAGACTGTTTAAACATCCTCTTAACTCTTTTCACTTCAGATAAGTGCTCCGCACTATAAGAAGTTATATTGGCTCTTTTAACCCTGATTTCTTTGAGTTCGTCTTCTTGGCTATCTATCTGCCTCTTGAATATTTCCTTTTGTTTGGGATCTTCAATCTTGCCGAAAGCTGTAAGTGATTTTTTTATAGTCCACTCTAAGGACTTTATTTTGTCCTCTTTCTGCACTGACCAAGACTTTCTTTTAATAGCAGTCTCAACTAGGTCTTTCTCGGTCTTAATGCCTGATTTTATAGATCGACTAATATCAATTTCTTGAAGGTTATCTAATTCAAGAAGTTCAAGCACCGTAAAGTGCTTAAAATAGCATTGACTATCAGAACTTGTTAAAACACTGTATCCACGAACTATGTCTAATAAGTCAATAGAATATTTATTCTCCTTGTTGTTCATCTAAAGCTTCTGCTTCAGGTTCAAACAGGTCTTTTAGAGCTTCATCAATTGATTTCTGATCATTGCCCATTTTATTATACCAAATGCTAGCAACCCTAATAAGCTTCTCAAAACACTCGTCGTAAATCTTTTTGGCTCTTAAGAATGTAGCGTCTTCAATGTCTTCGTCTTCAGCTTCTTGTAGTCTAATCAAGAACATGCGCTTTTGCTCAAATTCATCTCCTTCAAAAATCTCAAACAAATCTTTCTTGTCACTTACACTATCTTCAAAATAAGAGAAATTCAACACCAGCCACTCAATAACCTTAATCTCAGCTTTTGAGTCTGCAGTTTGACTGAATTGAGACCTTAGAGAAGTTTCGTATTCATGTAGTTGAACTTTAGTGTGCGTAAACAGTTTTTTAGCTTCTTCTAACTGCTCTTCTTGCTCTTCAGACAAATCTTTTGCACCAGCAAAAAATTCAATCGTTCTTGAGGATTCCATATTATCAATGATAATCTGGTTCATGGCTTCTTGGGACGTTTTAGAAGTAAGCCCACCCATGTCTCCAAGTTTCTTAGACAGCATAGCTTTAGTTAAAAATCCAGCGTTAATATATTCGTTGTATTTCTGCCCGTAGAAGAACTCGGCGTCTTCAAGGTCTAGAATAGATGGCTTCCGAAAAACAATTCTATTCTTAATGGTGTTTTTTACTTTTTTAGTAGTTTCAACTGGACCATTTTTAGTTTTTTTGACATGAGGAACCTCTTTCTCAATGGTTCTCTTTACATCAAACGAGTATAGCTCTTTCATGTATATTATTATATAAATATACAGAAAAAAATCAACTTATACAACCTGTGGCCTCTAAAGAAAGTACCGATTCCCCATGTTTAGTGAACATAACTAGATTTGGCCTTCCATTCAAAATACTATCTCCCGTCACATCTAATCCATTAGCTATTAAAATATTATCTTTGTAATAAGAAAATGTGGAGTTTAAAAAATCATGATGTATTTCAAGGTCAAAGGGGACGCCACTTCTATACCCTCCAAAAAAGTTGCCACTTTGGTCAAATATATAACCTTCCGCTCCAGAAAACGTCATTAAGTTAGCTGTTTTAAAACCTCCGTCTATCCCTGTCTCCATAATGGAAAACTCAAAACCACTGATGGGAGAATCAATCGTTACATCTACATTGTAGATACAATTTTTATAATTTGGTAGGTTTCCGCTAGTAATCATTTTATTATTGGGAAATAGTAAGAGAAGCTTACAGAAGTATTATCGTCTAGAGAAGTCGATTCCTCAACAGATTCTAAACAACAGCCACTTGTAGTAAAATCTAAAATAGATTCATTGTCTCTACCTTTTAAGTCGATAGTAATCACCCCGCTTTCGCAAACTAGACTGGAAATATTAATTCCAGTAACATCTGTCTTTAAAACATTGAAATTAAGATTCCCCTGAGCTGGCATCTGAGGATATCTGTATTGAGGGACTCTAGTACCCAACCTAGTTACAGGAGTCTTTTGAAGAGAAACTGATATAGAAAAATCTTGTATATTCAAACTAGTAGAATCTATTCCTTCGTCGCCGTTAGAAGATGTGGAGATCTCGATATCTTCAGGTCTAAAGAAACCGTCAAATATATCGTTAGATTCACTTGTTAAAGCTCCAGCGTCAGTAAAAATAGCTCCATCTCCCTCGTAAGAAGAAGATCCCTTAACAATATCCCCCACAGATCCATTAATAGAATAAGATGTTAAAGATGCTCCAGAAATAGTGGTCACACCAACAGAGTCCTTTGCTTTAAATTCAAAAAAGCCAGTAGACAAAAAACCTGACTTCATATTTTGGTAGCTGTAAATAGGGTCAATTCCAGTAGCTCCAGTTGTTAAATTAACGTCATAGGTTAATGTGGTAGATTGGTTAGAGGTTAATATTCTGTCTACAGAGTGGGAAGCTCCTAATCTTTGGATATCAACAACACTCTTAGGAGATGAAATAGATAGAGAGGTTACAGAAGGAATCCGCTGATCATCTACAAAAAGCTGAACATCACTAGCATGAATCCTATCTGGCATATAGTAGTTTACACAAAAAAGCCCCGCATTCCTGCGAGGCTTTTTCTAGATATAATAGTTATATTAAGACCCAGCTCCGTCTTCCAAGGAGTATGGTGATATCGCATTGTTCTTTTTATACATGAATCCATCTCCAAATTTCTGAGTAGCAGTACTACTATATACATCAGGTTGACTTGCATTAACACCAGAGTAGAACAATCCCTGATCAGTTTGATTTATTCCTCCAATCTGAGTGGAGAATGTCAATTCAATTGATTCGTTATCATCTAAGCCTTGGGAGAATCCTTGTGAATCCATCACTGCCTTCTGCATAGTGTATTGATGCTTGGTTTTTCCATCATCGCCCTTAACAGTAAGGGTGATGTTCGTGGTTTCGTTTCCAGCATTTCCAGTCAAGATTTTGTCGATTTGACCTGAGTGGATATTCTTTAGCAACGCACTAACTGACATAGTTACATTGATTGGGAAATCCAAAGGTTTAGCAACAGCTTTAGCTGATCCTAGAGCTTCAATGGGAGTCCTAGAAAGAGGGACTTCAATTGAGGCGCTTTGCACATGCATATCTCCAAGATCTGTTCCACCAAATGAGAATTCTTCTTTTGAGAAGGCTAAACTTACGTCTTCTGGACGAAGAACAAGAACGTCCATATTACCTGTACTAGGAGTTCCTAACATGAATTGTCCTGTGTCAGCTCGTCCTCCCGCCTTGTTCAAAGATGGGTTATAAAGGCCAGAACTGGTAGTATCAAAAGTAATGTTTTCTGCGGTTCCATCAATATCTACCCTAGGGATCTCTCCAACAGCAAAGTTAACAGTATAACTTTCAAAGTTGCAGTTTCCGAGAGAAACAACATCATGGCCCGCTCTTTCAGCAGTGGTAAATCTCCCAGTTGGGTTATCGTTAAATGAACTCGTAGATGCAAAAGCATCCTCACCCTCTTTAACAGTCAATATGAAAAGATTCTTTTCTCTTTTAGCGGGATCTTCAGCAAGAATCCCAGAAATAAATTGATCTTGCAAAGAACCATCTACAGCGCTTCTACCAAGACCATTGAATCCCAAATTACCCTCGTTTTCTCCATTTCCAAGGTAATAACCCAGAGAAAAAGATGGGTTTAGATCACCCAAAGTGATTGTTCCGATTCGTGCCAATTGACCAAACTCTCTAATGTCCTGTCGCCCTCCAGCGATATCAACATCAAAAGATAAAGTATCTACACGGTGTAATTGTTGAGGCATAACCCCAGTAACTGCCTTTTCAGGGGTGGTAAGCCCACCGAGTGTACCAGTAGGGGATACATAAACAGCCTTGCTTTGTGAAATTATTCTAGTTCTAGAAGCCATAAGATTTTAAGTTAAAAATGTAAAGGTTTACACCTTCTTACACCAATTTAAGCTCTGGGGAAACGATAAGTACATAATTCAAAATCGATATATCCAATTGAAATGTTCTTATTTAAATTCTCCCTAATTCTTTCTGACACAATTTTTGAGACTGAAACATCCTTGATATGAGACTTCACAGGGTCTGATTGTCCTGAGATTAAATTATTATAATTATAAGGGAAATCTTTAATTGAAAAAGAGAAACCGTATGGGAAATCTTCATATGGGACATGAGTCATGTCTTTTCTGACAGAGTCTCTGAATAAAGACAGAACAGAATCTAGAGTATAATTATCAAAGGATAATACCATAACTCTGATTCTAGTAGTAGTGTCTTCCTCTCCGCCGAAAGAAAACTCCTTGTTATCTGAAGAAGCTACAGATATGAAACATGCTGGCAAAAAGTAAGTGGTCTCATCAAACTCTCCCGTTTTACCATACTGATAAGGCAACTCTGTAGCGCTATCTTTAAAATCAGAATGAATGATGATTTGAGCATCAGTATCATTTGTGATATAGGTATTTACTTCTTTTACTGTAGAATTTGCCGTCAAAGCATTGCTTGCTATCTCTGCACCAGACGCTTGCGGGAAAATAAGTCTACCATTTTCGTAATCTGTAAAAATACCTCCATTTTCGTCATAATCGCCTGTAATGAAATCATTCCCTAAGAAAAAACCTGAGTTTGGATTATCAACGCCATATTCGCCTACAAGAGATCGGTACTTGCCTTGAAATCCTATATGAGTTGACGGTATATCAGAAAAAGATCCTGATACAAAAGCATTATCTAAATCTATTTTATAAGCCTTAGCAGAATCGCTCAACAAGCGATTTTCAAACCATAGGTAAAAACTGGATAAAATATTCTGATCAAATTGTGCTTTCATCTATCTAACCTTAACAAATTCTTTTTAAAATTCTCTATTAACTGCCCGATATACGGAGTCCTAGTAAACTTTACACCAGAAGATCTATTTTTGACCTGTATACCCGTACCAGAAGAAGATTGCCCAAAACCAGTAGAGCTGTATAGAAACTGCCCTAAGTTTGTTATACCTCCCTCTTCAACGCTTTTCGCCCAACTCTTTCCTGTCATCCAAGGGATCGGAGTCAAATTATATATGTCATCTGTAGAGGGTATATAAAAAGTAACATTGTATTGCCCTTTGTTATTTCTTCTCCGTACCGTAAACCTAATCTTTTGTCTGAAAATCTCAGATATAATTTCCGTTGGGTTATCTCCTCCTGAGAAACCTATAAAAGAAAAAAGGTTACCGTATCCTCCCAAGCTTCCACTAGTATTAGACGCAGTCGGACCAGCATCTAATTCAACTGTGATTGGGTGTACTTTAAATTCTTTTTGTAGGTCTTTCTGCCTATCCTCTATTTTTGGAGCGATAACCTGCCGAATAGCCATCGCCATAGATTTACTATTCGGGCTATCTGCGGTAAGCTCTCTTAGTAGTTCTTTGGCGTCTATAGTCACCACGGGCTTTGAAACCCTCATGAAATTCTTTTTTGCCATTAGTTTTCACGTTTCAAAAAGATCGAGTAAAATTGGGTATCAAATGGTCCGATGATTTTTGCATCTCCATCAATTACAAAGAGTTGATCATCAACTTCTATCTTTGAACAAATCTTAAGTTTTTCGTATGCGTCAGCTTTTATTTTGACTCTAATTTGGCCTTCTGATCCTACAAGATTCATTTGTCCGTTCCCATCTAGTATATCTTCTTTTTGTTCGTTTTTATAATAAATGCGAGCAGGGAACGTGTACTTGGTCAGAGTTATCTCAGAAGAGATTTTGGCTGCGTTTTTATTTCTGCCATACAAAGGGTTAAAATTAAGCTCAGCTGGGACCACAGAAGCCTCCTTGACGTAGATAAAGATGTTTCTAGCAAATGTATCATGAATGCTACTTAAAGCAGAATTAATAGCGGATTTTTCAGCGTCTGTGAGTAAGGAGGGCATATTAAACTAATTGACCAGACAAGTTAAAAGTTCCATCTGTCCCTGCAACTTGAACAGGGGAAGATTTTTGATAGTTATACTGGAAAAGGAGTCCATCAAGAGCTTCTTGAGCTTGTTCTCCTAAATCCTTATACGTTTTGGCTACAGAGTTTTTATTCTGTCTCTGGATTGTCGTGTCACCTTCTTTAATGGTCACCCAATCTACAGAATCAGAATAAGTAAATGATCTTAGAGATTCTCTTGCTGATTTTTGGTAATACCAGATCTCATACAATTTAGAAAAAATATTCTTTTCTACTTCAGCTAGACCTGTATTATCCATCAAGATCGCTCCAGTAGAGTCTACTGAAAATTCTTCATGTATAAGCCCATTAAACTCTCCAATATTAGTTTCCAGCCACCCAGAAACAAATCCAACATTATATGACCCCGTATCATTAGGGAAATCATATGTGACAATGTCAGTAGCTAAAACTCCAAGATCATTCATTAATTAAAAACCTTCTTTAAATAACCTTACAGTAGATTCGTAGTCTGGGGAACTTGGATCTAAAATTGGTTTAGATGAACCCTGAACTGTTACATTGTGTTTCTGTACATAAAAATCAAAAGATTTCATCAAAGATTTTCTCAGCAGGTTCATGTTTCTCTCTCTCGGGATGCCAACTCTAGCTGCTAAATCAGTTAATTCAGAAGCATTGCAAGAATCTAGACGTTGCCTGAAAACGTCTCGATGTAGTGTCCCATAAGGATTCATTTGAGGCATACCCAATAGATCCTCTAGTTCTTTTACATGTTCAATCTGTTCCTCCTTGGAACTCCTGTGCTTACCATCAGTGACATCAAACTCCTCTAAGTGTTTCTTTTCAATTCCCTTTGAAGCTTTCATTTTCTTTGCTGGTTTTTTCTCACTCATAATACATAATAGTTAAAATTTAGATAAAAATCAAAAAAAAAGAGCCGCCCCTTATGGAGCGACTCTCTTTATAAGTAACATCAGGTTGATTATACCACCAAGCCGATAAGAGCTGTATTGTCGATGCAAATACGACCCTCTTCAACTTTACCGTAGTATCCAATCTTGTTCTGACGAACAGAGAACTGATCGTCAACAAGGACTTGGAATTCAGATGGTGATCCCTCACCAACAACGGTAGGACGGATAAGAGCATCCTTAGAACGGTCGATACCGATGAGAATTTCATCATCACCAGTTACCCAAGTTCCAGATCCTCCACCACCGATAACAGTAGCACCTTCGGAAGCAACAACAGCACCAAAGAGCTTATTGAAGCGTTGTCCGATGCCCATCTCGTTGATCTCCATAACATTAATTCCGTAGAAAGAAGGAAGACCAGCAGCACTGAAGAGTTCTTGACGAAGAGCATCAGGAGCAGGAAGACTGTCCTTAACTGCAGATCCGTAAGGGGCTTCAGCGGTGTTGATTGGGTTATAAGCCATTGCCCGAAGCTCCTCGACCATTTCTGGAGAAACAAGGAGATCAGAAATACCAGATTTAACGCCACCAACAGGAGTTCCTCCACTGAAGGAGCTATTGATACGCTTGCTCTTGGTAATCAGGTTATTAAAGTCTGCAAGGACAAAACGGTCAGCCGCAGAAGAACCAATGATGCTTCCTCCAGCGGTTGTTCCAGTTCCAGTTCCTTTTACCAAAGCGGTAGCGAGAACGTTGAAAGCGGTAGTCGTTTGCTTGAGCAGAACTTCTTGAGCCATCCGAGTGAAAGTCTTGCTTACAACATCGAGGCGAGCCTTACGGACGTACTTGCGATCAAACGCAAGAGCACTGTCCAAGGTGTAAGTGCTAAACTTCAACTCATTGTGAGCGGGGAAGACTTGACTGTATGGAAGCCCACCAGCGACCTGCTGAGAATACACTTCAATGTAGTCCTCGTCAGTGATGTCGTGGAAAAGGTCCAAAGGAAGAGAAGGATTATCATCTTCTCCATAAGAAATCGTCGTATAGAGATTTCCAATAGTAGGAGCGTTGTTAATAACTTCAGATACAACAGGTCCGAGCAGTTCTGCAACTGCCGCCTGAGCCTCATAAGCCTCTTCACGATTATTAGATCCCATTGCTCTAATAAGAGCTAACTGATCTTCAGTTCTTTTAATTGTGATTTTCATTTTCGTAAATATTAGCAGTTAAGTTTAAGAATTGCGTAAGCACCTGCGAAAGCATCAGTCGTTCCACCTTGTGACTCACGAAGTCCAGTTCCAATGAAGGTTCCGATTGAATGAGTGTGATGTTGACCGTGGTTACCTGCAGTACTAGTGATCCCAGAAATAGTTCCATTCAAAGAAGGTATAGCGAACTGATTAACAGTAGGTGCGACTCCATTTGTGAGACCATTTGCGTTGATTGTGAAAATACCCTTTGTAGCGATAGGAACCGCTTCGCCAGATACAACACACTGAAGTTCTTCTTTCTTCTGTGGGTAGTATAGAAGGTTCTCTCCGTTTTCATCTTTAGAGCGAACATCGCGCAAAAGAATTCCGAGAGCTTTAGCATTACCTCCAGTAGTGACCATTTTGGTCACCTTGTAAGGTACTTCGGGGTAAAGGGAAAGACCCTTGCCCATAGTGGATTGATACGAGTCGGCATCGCCTCGCTCAACATAACTGACAGGATCGTCGGAAAGGTTAGCAGCGCTTACCTTAACAACAGAACCCGCCTCACCCGTTTCGGCATCAAGAGAATAGAAGTTGATAACATCATTCTCGTCATATTGACGAAACGGCAATAAACGTGTAATTTCGTTAGCCATAATATATAATTGTTAATTTTTTAGTTTGCAACTTCTACAGAGAAGTTCTTCTTAAGCCTCTCGACAAAAGAAATTTGTTCGCTTGCTTCAGCGTTGTTATTAGGGATGGAAGCTTCAGCCTCTTCCCCTTCAACCTCAAGCTCTTCTTCCGACTCTTCTTCGTCAGCAGCTTCTTCTTCAGGTTCGTCACCTTCTTCACGGCTAGCCACTGCTTCGTCGATACGAGCTTTAATTTCTGCTTCTTTTGCCTCAATATTCTTTTTGAGTTTGTGAGCAAAAATCACTTCAAGCTTTTCCTTATAGGAATTAAAATTTTCTTCGGAAGAACCTAGATCTTTTACTTCAGCAGTGACCAAAGCGAGTTCTTTCTCGTTAAGGTCATAATCGCTATCAATAAAGTTCATACGGTCATTGAAAAGGTCAACAGCAGCTTTTGCTTCAACCTCACCCCTAAGAGCGTCTAGTTCTTCTTTTGTTTGCTTAAAAGAGTCTTGCAACTCACTAAGCTCAGCTTCGGCTTTAGCCTTAGCTTCCTGCTCAACTTTCATCTTGGAAGTCCAAGACTCGTTGTGTTCTACGAGAGTATCACGAATACTTTCGCTAACAGTTTTAGCCTCAGAGCCTTCCTTCACAGCAGAAGCAACACTCTTGGTCAACTGACAGATTAATTGATCAAATTGTTCGTTATCCATATTAAAAATACTTTTTAATTTGTTTGAGTTTACATTAATATTACTATTTCGGGAAATTTTTTCTACTTTTTTATTATCTAAAGCATTTTTTGTTGTATAAACTCCCTTCACTGCTGCGGCAGGATTTTTAGTTAATGCTGCCCCCAAGGGATAAGTTTGGCCGACGATTAATCTATTCACAGGATTACCATTTTTATCGACTCCCTTCCCTCCTAATCCTCTAATATATTGTTTTAGATCTTCTTTCTCAGCACCTTCTGCGATGCTAGATTCGTTTAGATATTTAGATCCAACAGCCACTTCAAACTGCTTGAATGCTAGCTCCCAGCTGGTAGAGATACTTTGATAAGACGGCTCCTCTTCTTCAGAGGCTTCTGTGATAGCCTCTGCTAATTCTGGATAAACAGATTTATAAATCAATCCTGCGGCATTAATATAAAAAGGTTCTTTTTTATCAGCATAAGATTCAATGTCATTATCCTTAAAGTCAAACTCCTTATCAGAGAAAGAGGCGTTAATCATGTGACCAACAATTTTATCTTTTTTGTGCTCAATGTTGATTGGCTTATTAATGAAACGTTTTACTGCCGCTATAGCTGTTTCTGCATCAATACCATCTCCATTTTTATTAAACTCGTTCACCTTCGCCAAGTTAAAGACGACAGGCAAAACATCGATATTCTCTTCTGGATTAAAGTCCTCTGGCAATAAAGATTCTGCAGCTTCTTGGATGGAGCCTTGAGAAAGCCCGAATAACTCAAACTCCTCATTTTTAATCTCCCTTACTTTACCTTCAAATAAACAAATATTAAAATCATCCAATGACATAGTTTTTATTACACGCAAATTTGAGTTGAATGATATAAAATAGCAGAAGCTAAGTCATCTAGCTGATGTTGGCAGCCCAATTCTAGTACTTTTTGATTTACTGCGAGAGAAGATAGCTTGTCCAAGTCTTCAACTATTTCTGATAAAGTAGACTCCCAATCACCACTATCTTTCGCTATAACAATAGATTCACAGACTTGAGTTACCATCTCTTTCTTTTGCTTTGACATCCTTTTAAGTCCAAACTTTGAAGCGAATTCTCTGAAAGCTAAAATCTCAAGTTCGTTGATTCTTTTGGTGGCTTCTACAATGTTTTTCTTTGAGTAAGAAGAATTAGAAACTCCAATAGGTCTTCCTCCAGACGGTGCAATAGCTTGAGGTCTGTTTGGCTCTGGAGAACCCTCTCCCTCCTCATTATACAAATTAATTGTATTCACAAGAGGCATGTAATGCCCTTTTTCACGTTCTTCCTTGAATTTATCTTGAGCTACTTGCATGTCAGAAGCTTGAGGGAAAACTCCAGTGTGGACAACCTTCATGCCTTGTTCTGGGGTAAGGACTCCCAACTCCATCAATCTTGTGGCCAACTTTGACAGGTTATTGTCGTCCATTGTATCTGTCCTAACAAATTTAGCTTCTGGCCAAGAACGAAGGCCAGCAGCCTTGCATATTCTTCTGATCTCGGGATTAATAAAGTCATTTAGGAAGGCTCTACGAGACTCTTCTAATCTCTGGAAGAAAACCTTCATTTTGATCTGAGTATCTGAATATTTAGATTCCCCTATAAGAATATTCTGTAAACCTTGTTCAATATCTCTGTTTAAGACTTCGTATTTTTCTGGGCCTACGACTTTACGGATATCTGGAATGATAAAATCTGCTTTTGTCGTATAGTCAGAAACAAGAACCCGACCAACGCTCTGATTCTTAAATATTTGCTGCATTGCAGCTAGGTTTCGGTGATTGACTCCACCCTTATCTGGCTCATTGCCCATTGTTACTAATAAAACTACATTCTCAATAGAACGACTAATTGCCTGATCGATATTCTTCAATTCTATTTTTCTATTGATATCATCAAGAACAGAATAACCCAAGGGTATCGCTAAAGGTTCGTAGTCTTGCTTTTTAGCAAAAACAACATGCAATAATTGTGGGTCAAGTTTAATTTGAACTCTAGTCATTGCATAAGCATTCTTCCCTGATTTAAGCGCTTCTTGAACGTCTTCTGGCAAGGATTTAAACATTTCTAGCTCATGCTCTGTCTCTGGCTTTTGCAGTCGAGAAATTTCAAATGGAGATAATACTTTAAAATATTCATAGCCACTAAACGAAACAGAGCCTTTGGTTGCGATATCTGTAGGGTTGATTAAAAGGTATCTAATAGGGATTTCTTTCCTAGAACTAGCCCCATAAGCTTCTAGCATTTTTTGCGAATTTTTAAGAGGTATTTTCCCATCTACTCTATAAAAGAAGACGTTGCCTGATCGGTAATACTCTCTGAAGTATTGTTGTTTTAAATCATGCATCTTGATTCTTTTAAACCAAGCGTCGATAAATTTTCTAGATTTTTCTGTACCCCCCTCAAGATATACTTCCGAGTCAGCAAATTCAGACAAAAGATCAATCGTTCCTTTAAAAGAAGAAATATTAAAATAAGCTTTTTGACAAAGTTCTACTGCTTCTTTAGCGTCTGCAGAGTCTTTCTCATAGTTAAACGGTAAGATTCCGTTTTTGATATTCTCAAATTTATTACCTAAGCCTGAAGTGGCAACAGCATTGGTACGAGCTTTCGTTCTAGCTGTGGGAGAGTCTAAACGAGACGACTCAGAGCTGAAAACAGGTTCTCCAATTAGTTCTGGCTGAAAACCCTCGTCTTGAGGTTGAATTAGGTTTTCAAGTGGAATTTTTTTCTTATTGAACTTTTCCCAATATTCAGAGCGTTTAGTATATCTACGAGCCATATCAAAGTTTACACTAAAGTTATAAAAGTGACTTTAGAACTTTTCAAATAGCAAAAGGAATAAATGTTCCTTCTGGCTTTCTCTCTTCATTAGCATTTTCTGAATCAAAGAACACCTTTGCAAACCAATTGCCCAGAACCAAGGCAGAATAAGAATCTTTTCTTGCTCTATTCGGCCCCTTCTGTCTCCTGAGGTTTTGAGGCAAGTTAAATGCCTGTGATCCTTGTGGGTTCCCTATGACCTCAATGTTAGCGCATTCAGACTTTGTAAGTTCTACTACATACTTTTGATGATCAATCAGATCAATCATCATGGCACCCTTGGATGCCTTTGGTGTTTTGACATCCCATTTTATTTTATCTATAGGTATATTCTTTTTCCTTTGTGAATCAAAGTGACTATCTATCGCTCTAGAAGCAAATAAAATTCTTTTATGATCTATCGCCGCCTGTAGCATCTCATTAGCATTTCTAATCCAGTTAGATGTAGGTTTTCTTAAAATACAATAATTTCTCTCTCTTAGATTATATTGATTTTTAAAATTTAATATATCTGAGTTCCAATTCTCTGGTTTTTCTAGATCAACTTCAACTACTCCAATTTTCACTTTAGCATCTTTAAATAAAGCGCTCTCATTACAAGAATTTATAAACTGTACTCCTCCATTGTAGTCTCCGCATATACCCACTATATTAAAGTGTTGGATCAGGTAGAGAAAATACTCCATATGTTGCTTTAGAGAAACGCCAGCTATAGCATAGCTATGAACTAAACAGACCTTTTGAGCGTCCCTATCTATTTTGAAGACATGCATTGCAAAATGGTCAGCACTTGTATTCCCAGCCCAGTTAGGGTCAAAAGCAAGTATATATTCATCGCTAGGATTACCTACAACTTCTACAGCGGGAAATTCCCCATCAGGGATTGTGCAAGCAGCCATTTTAGATAATCTAAAGTAACCGTCGCTCTCATCAATAAATTGTGCGCCAAACTCTCTTTTAAACTGCATCTCTGACATTGTTGCCTTAGCTTGTTTTAGTAGGTTTTGGTCATACAGTCTTGTCGGAGCGCAATCATAACTTAATTGCATAATAAGCCTATAAGCATCATCTTTTAATTCCTCCTCGTCATCTTCTTCTTTGTCTACTCCGAATATAAGATCCTCATATTTTTTATATAATTTATACATATACTCAAACTTAAATGATGGAGATGATAGGATGATAAGCTTGTTGTTTGGCCAAATATATCTATCCTCATCTTTCATCTCGCCTTTGTCGATTACTCTGGATTCTAGATTGTATAGCTCTTCCCTCTCGATAGGATTTTCCACCACGCCAAGGAATGGTATGATAACTTCGTTAAAAATCTTTTCTGGGATAGTTAAGAACTCATCCAATACAATCCGATTAAAACGAAATCCACGGAGCCTTTCTCCATTAGCTAGAGGTAGAGCTATCGCCCTAGATTTGCCTAAAGTCATCGTCCATTGGTCAGTTCCCTTCTGAATCCTGAACCCACACTCTTTGATTAGACTAGCCTCTGGTTTACTCACAATATCTTCCATTTTTTGGAAAATCTGTTTAGATTGCCTGAAGCTACCTGCGATAACACCAATGTTAGCATTTGGGTTGAGCAAGCACTCCATCAATACATAAACCGCAGTGGAGAACGTCTTAGACATACCACGGGAAAAAACAAACATAGAATAATCAGAAACCATCATTCCTTTAATTGCCATAGCTTGGAAAGGAAATAATTTAACTCCTAAAAAAAGCTCTGATGTAAAAGCGATATTGTTCCTCAGAAACTTATATAATAAATATTTAGCTTCTTCTTCTTTTATTGTGCCTTCTATCTCCTTTAAAGAGTTATTCAGTTCCTGAGAGGAGTGATCAAGCCGAAATCCTTGTTTTCCTTTTGTCCAAGCCATTTATTCTTTTATCTATAAAATATTGTAAATCCACGCTCCATAAATCAGTTCCATGATATAATATGAGTGGGATTAGTTTTTTTACTCCCGCCCTATTGTGAGCGAAAATAATTTGAAGATTTTTGGGGTAATCTATTATTAAATTTCTTACGTTATGCCACAGGTACCCCAAGTTAGATTTGAACTTAGAGGTTTTATTGTGGTCTTCTAGTTTATCTATTGAAGTCTCTGCCACAACAAACATAAAAGAGTTGAACTCAACGCACCTATCCATCTCCCTCCTGAATCGATCAATGTCTTTCCCAAACGTCTGTCTGAAATCATCTTGAGCCTTTCTGTCTACAAATGTCTTTGTGTATAGGTCGCCTCTGGCGGTATAGTCTCCAAAATCTAATTTATTAGTTATAGAGTCATTAAATGTTAGTGGAGCCTTCTCTCTTGTATCTGTGAATATAGGGATATCTTCGTGAGAGTCATCCCAGAACTTTTTTGGTAGATTTTTGTTAAAGTAATGTTCTACATCTAATTCTTTTAAAAAATTTGAGTATGATCCCCAAAATTTTTTATAATAAAATATATTGGCCATTTCCGATAGGTCATAAAAAAGATTAGGTGGGGAAACCTTTATTTCTTTTAGTTTGAATTTTTCTATAGTTCTTCCTCTAATATAGCTTTTCACAGTCTCTTCTGGAGCAGATTCCATCCAAGAAACAAAATTATCGTAAGTATTGAAGTTGTCGCGCATATATTGGTCATAATTTCTAAAAGCGAGCTTTTCGTTAGTATATAAATCTCTTTTGTCATAATGCTTCACATAGTAATCTCCTATAGTAAGCGCATGGGCCTTCAAGTGAGCGTGGAAGCTCCTTTTTTTATCAAACTCTTTCCCACACTCTAAACAAACAAATTCACTCATAAAATTTCCTTCTTAGATATTCCTAAAATGCGAGCCTTATATTCGTCCATAGACTCTAATCGATCTGCTTCGTCTTCAATCAGCTTATTTTGCATCTCAGCCATCAAAATCATGCGTTCTCGCTCTTCTTTCTCTTGAAACGCCTCCACCAAAGCCGCGATACTTCCATTTTGCTCCCCTCTGGCTTTTAAACGCGCCTGACGGCTCCCGTTAAGGTCTTTCGTCAAAGATTCAATTCTCTTCTCGCATTGATTCAACTCCTCACTAGTGGCCTTTATAAGCTCAGTAAGGCGTAAGGTCAAATCTCGCTCATTATCAGTATCATTGAGCATAGTGTTCAACTTATCGATTCTTTGTTGGATGTGTTTTTGCCTAACGTAGTTCGTGCATACAGTTATGTACAAATTCAACTCATCGTTGGTTAAATCTGGCTTATCCCAAACAGTTCTTACGAATTCGCTTTCAAATAAGTCTCTGTCTGCGATTGTTGAGTATTGATTGATGAAATGAACAAATCTTGGACTCTTGAGATAAAAAAGCAGCTTTTCGCACATTTTTTTCTGTTTAGTCTGGATATTGACTTCATCAAAGTTCTGACCAGCCCACTCGTTCACCTTTTTAATTGATTTAGAGAGTGATTTCGGTGATAACCACTTGTCTGTAGTTAACATTTCGTTATCATCAACGATTTCTGGTCGGTATCGACGCAAATACTCCATCACCGTTCTATGTTGTTGGCTTAAGGGTTGAATCTCCCTATCCTTAAAGGTCAAACGAGCTACCTCAAGAGCGTTCATGCCTCTCTCAACATTATTACCCATTAAAAATTGTTTTTGTTCGCTTGTCAGATCAACTTCTTCCGCTTTCGGCGCAAGAGTTGTAGTAAAGTCTAAACTTTTAGTAATTAAAAAGGCTCTGACACATCTTCCCTCTTTAGAACGACCATCTAAAGAGTCGTTATTAAATACAATTTGAGTAATATGTTTTAAATCGGGGTTCTTTGCAAACTCAACCTCGATTTTTTGTTTTTGTTCCTCTGTTAACTCAATATCATTCATAAAATATCGTTGTCCTTCATAATTCTAACCGCAATTTGATAAAATTTCTTTTTTAAATTTGCCATTTGTTTATATCTGGGTTTTTTTCTTTTCACTGAATCAGCTTTAAAACCAAACTGCTTCGCTATTTCATTTTCATCCTCATTTTCAATATATAGGAGATAATATATCTTTTTATGCTTATCATTCAATTCCTTCATAACTAATTCATGAAGGCGCTTAGACGAATCTGTATAATCAACATGATCCTTTAATGTAGTAGTCCCTGTGAATGAACCTTCCTCTAAAGCTAGTGGAAGTTTAATATTGTAGGCTTTTTCTTTTTTATTCTTCCACTTAGCGAAATCAGCGCAACTGATATCTTGCTCCTTGCTTTTAGTTAATGCACAACTATCTGACCCCATATTATGAGGACATCTTAAACAAGGCTTGGCGAAACTTGAATAATTATTCCTAATCAAGTTTTTAATCTGATTAGAGATAATCATGGAAGCCCAAGGCTTAAAGGGTCGCTTCTGATCCCAAAGGTGCCACTTATTAAAAATATGTAATCGGATTATTTGACATACATCATCGTAATCCATCCACGCTATGGCGGTTAGTTGCCACTTCGGTCTATATTTTTTTAAAAGGTCTTCTAAATCAGGGCGTTGACTTTCAAAATCATTCTCCATCTATATCCCTCATACGTGAGGACGAACAATCTCTAATAGTCTTATCCAAAAGCTCTTGCCCGTCAGGATCTCTCGATTCAGGACGGGAAAAATTTTCCTGAGGGCCATTTGCCTCCGAAGAAGTGACAGAACCCCAAATATCCTCAATTTTTGTTTTTCGCTTGTCGTTCTCGACAACAATATCTCTTTTTAGCTTACTCAAATCAATATCAAGATCAGAAACCTCTTCCTCTTCTTCTTTTTGGGCTGCAGAAGAAATAGAACCTAAGCTATTCCCACAGCTAGAGCAGAATTTGGGCTTAGCGACCTCATATAAGATCTTGAAACCACAGGATACACAGAAAATCTTATTCATGGCTAATTTTATTGTTTTATTTCGCTTTTTTCAATTTTATCTACTAAATAACTTATGATTTTGTCTCTCATAACGTCTTCCTTACTAAATTCTAAATGATGTATCCCAAACGACTTGCTTTCGTCATCATCAAATATATTACAAAACTTATTAAAACCAGAAGACCTAATATCACTTTGCATCGTATCTCCGCATAAGAATAACGTAGTGTTAGTTGAAATGCGGGTGATGATAGTTGTAAGTTCTCTTGTTGTCATATTTTGTGCCTCATCCACTATAACCATCTTGTTTTTCCATGTAGCACCTCTCAAAAAGTTAATCGGGGCCGCTTCCAACACTTTCCTGTCTTGTATTTGTTTTTTTTCTGGCCCATTTAATAATTCATCCAATTTATCTTCTAACGGACCCAAATACGGATTGAACTTCTCATCCATGCTTCCTTTCAGAAAACCCATCCCCTTATCCGCACTCTCAGCCAAACTCCTCAAATATAATATATTAAGCAGATTATCCTCATTGTATTTATATAACGCCGTATATACAGACAAAAATGTCTTCGCAGTCCCCGCTGGCCCACTAATAAATACAACCCTTGTTTCAGGGTTACGCATTATCTTATGGAATTTACTTTGTTTCTCTGTCAATTCTATATGACCCAACAATAATGAGTTTTTATTTCCAAACGTCATTTGTGTTATTTGTTACACGCATTAACTCTCAATTGGCCACTTGTTTATAGAATACACCACCCCCCCGCCGAAATCCAGTCAAGTTAAAAGTTCAAAATTCTCAAAAAACCCTCCCCCCTCTGCAGCTAAAAAAAATGAATTTTTATACAGAAAAAGCTTTTAAAAAATCTTATCTCAGTATATAATTCCCCCATGAAAGAGATTACCTCAATCACCACAAAGTCAGTCCAAGATCTTACTTTTGATGTTATCGCTGAACAAATTGAAACTGGCCATATGTCTGAGGAGTTCACTTGGCATTGCGAGTTTATATATAAAGGTAAATGCTATGAGGGTATCATCGCAGCTTGTGCAGTTGACCCAAAGGAAAACCACGCCGATGAGATCACCGACATCAAAGAGAGAGCGTTCACCTATGGCGAAGTCAAGGACTCCATAGAGTTTGGGGAAGTAGTCGAGCAAGACGGTTGCTGGGCTACTCACTTAGTAGCTTTCACCTATGAGGGCAAGGAATACACTGGCGCTATACAGTCAGACCCAGACCTGAACGGTAAAATCTATGATGACGAGGTTATAGAATACCCTGAAATAAATTCAAAATAATAGCAGAAAAAGCTTGTTTAAAATCAATTTTTAATGTATACTACCCACATGACAGCAAACAACACAGGCCGCACTTACCACGAAAGAGTTTTGGATGCTCGCGATTCACTTGCCAAGGATGCAATGAAGCGCGAAAAGCAGCGCGAAGCCAACCCTATCGACTGGAAAGCTACTATGGAGACTGGCAAAGTAGTCTTTAAAAAATCAAAATAAATCTTTACACTAGCCCCGACTTTATACTAGAATACTCCCATGACTGCGACACACATCAACATTCAAAGAGAAAAAGACTGCACCATGTACGACAACCAAAACCTCGCCATCAGAGTCTATGATACTGAGAGAGTAGCTTTAATCTACCGTGTCGCACCTGCCACATTCAGCACAATCACCATTAGCAGAGAGCAAGCAGCAAAAGCATTGCGCGATATGCGTAATGCTCGCAAGTAAAACCCAAACACCCTAACACTATGAACCTACACAACTTCAAAGACCAAGACGCCAAGGGCAAAGCCATTCTCATTCTCACTTACCCTTTCGCCATTGGTGTGCATTGGATGGAATGGCGCAGGATGAAAAAGCT